TCAATCCGGGGGCTCCGCGCCCTCCGTCGAACGGGCCAGCGTCGCATTCAACGCTGCCAGGTTCGCACCCCGGTCGGCTGACGGAATCCACTTGGCGTAGTCGCGCATCATCACCTGCACAGAGTGCCCATGCTGCATGGCCACCCAGACAGGATTCGCGCCTGCCATCAGTGCGATGGTGACGCTGGTGTCGCGGCATTCCTTCGGCGGGCGGTAGCGCACGCCGGCCTCCGAAACCGCCTGCACCCACGCACGGCGCTGCGATTGCTCGTCGACGTAGGCCGCTTCCGTGCGTGGATTGAAGAACACCTCTGCAGCGTGGGCCGAGGTTCTGGCGTGCTGCCGCAGCAGCACACCCAGCGCGCGATGGTTCAGCTCAACGTGACGCTCCACATGCGTTTTCGTCCTTGCCTTGTCCTCCGTCAGCACGCGCGCGCGGTGCACGCGCATCGTGCCGGCCTTTAGGTTGACGTCCTCCCATCGCAGTGCAATCTGCTCGCTGGGCCGCATGCCGGCGAAGAACGAGAACTCGAAGTAGTCGGCCATCACGTCGCCATGCGGCGCCATGGTCCGTAGCGCTTTGAGAATCGCCTCCACTTCGGCTGGTGCAAACGGGTCGGGCCGTCCCTTCTGCGTCTTCTGGTTCTCGATGCCCTCGGTCGGATCGCGCAGGTTCCTCATGTGCCGGCAGATAAGGCCGAACACTGCGCGCAGAGGGATCATGATGTTGTTTTGTGTCTTGCGGCTCAGCCCCTTGATCGTCTTGCCGGTGTTCTCGTCGAAACGGTCGGCGCTCAATTTCGCCAGATGCTTGAGGATGGCCAAGTGCGTCACCTGCTCCGGCAGCAGGTGGCCGAAGCTGGGCAGCCAGTACGCCTTGAGGTGGCGTACGTAGATGGCCAGCGTCGAATGCTCCAACGAGCGCGACGAGATCTGTTGCCATGTCAGCGCCCAATCGCCGAGAGTCTGGCCCGCGCCTTCCTCGGCGGGCTGCATCTCCTGCGCGTAGCGGTAGTCGGGAAAGTGGTCTTGGATTCGGAACGCGCCGCGCGCGATCAGCGCCATGACTTCGATCCGCACGCGCGCCGCGTGCTTCAAATTGGCTGCAGTGGGCTTGAGCGGAAGCGTGGGAGCGATCTGCTTGCCCTGCCACTTGAAGCGAACCTCTATGCGGCCGCCTTTTGGTCGAACCCCGCCTGATGTCGGCTTTCTACCCATTTTGTGTATTCCTCCATGTCGATATGAATGCAGCCGTCCGGTGCGCGGCGGTAGTGCTTGCCCTCGATCCACACGCCGCGGTGGATCTTGGTTTCCACCGCGCGGGCGGTGTAGCCGGTCTCGGCGACGAACTTGACGATGCGGACGTAGCGCGTGGTCATTGCGGTTCCCTCATGCGGCGTGCGTCATGTCCAGGCCCAGCGCGAAGGCTGTGTCGCGCTCGATCAGCGCGCCGGCGCTGCGGCTCCAGCCGGGCAGCAGGTGGATGCGGCCGCAGGTGGCCAGCTGGCCCAGGGCCAGGACCATGTAGCCCTCCCAGCTGCCGCAGCTCGGCGCCGGGTTCTCGGCGGGGTTCTCCACGTGCAGGCCCTGGGCGCGCAGGCGCGCGGCCTCTTCGTTGAAGGTGCGGTAGTTCAGGCCGGGCAGTCCGCTCATGGGGCCGGCGACGTAGATGCGCGTGGTGGCCGGGCGGCTGTGCTCTTCGCGCGCGGCGATGCGCACGGAGAGGGACTCCAGCAGCTCGGGCGCGCGCGATTCCAGCAGCGCGCGCAGCGTCTTGAGCAGGGACGGGTGCAAGGGCAGGGTCTTCATGGTGTGTGACAGCGTTGAGGGAAAGGGAAAAGGCGAAAGGCAGGACGGCTCATCCCGTCAGCTCTTGTTGAGCGAGCGGAGCGGGGAGTACGGGCGGCGGCAGCAGAGGGCGCTGCGCCTGGGCATGCGCGATGCGCCGGCAGGCGATGTCGAAGTAGTGGTCCGTCAGCTCCATGCCAACGAAGGGGTACCCGTGGCGCGCGGCGGCCACGCCGGTGGATCCGGAGCCCATGAAGGGGTCCACGATCACGCCGCCCGGCGGCACCACACGGACGAGCTCTTCCATCAGCCCGGTGGGCTTGCCGGTCATGTGGTGCTTCTCGCGCGGGTTCACGCGCTCGCGGATCAGGCCGGGCCACGGGCCGCCGTGCGTGGCGATGGGCAGCGGGCCATTGCTGCCCCACACCACGTATTCGCACTGGTGGCGGAAGTAGCCCTTGTGCGGCGCGCGGGAGGACTCGGTCTTGTCCCACGGCACCAGGCCGCGCCACACGAAGCCGCCGGCCTGCAGCGCATCGGTGAGCGCGGGCAACTGCCGCCAGTCGGTGAAGACCATCACGTAGCCGCCGGCGCGCACCTTGGGCTGCAGCATGGCCAGCCACATGCTGACCCAGAAGGCCCAGCTGCGCGCGTCGCGGTTGTCGCCGCTGAATTCGACGTTGTGCGCCGCGTCCTGCGGCGTGCCGTCGTGCACGTACTTGGCGGCCGTGCTCTGCATGCGGTCGCCGCGCACCATGCCGCCGCTGCTGTAGGGCGGGTCGGTGATGACGGCGGCCAGATCGCCCTGCAGATCCTGCAGCACCTGCGTGCACTCGCCGCGGTAGAGGGTCGCGTTGCCGATGACCACTTTTCGAATGCCGCTCATGCCCGCGCACGCTCGAGCGCATGCTCGGCCTCTGCCTGCGCCAGGCGCTCGGCGCTGATGAACGGCGCGAAGGTGGCCAGGTCGGGCCGGTACACGCGCCGGCCGGCGATCACGCTGGGGCAGGCCAGTGCGTCGAAGGCGCCGGGCCGGTATGCGCCGCTCGGCAGCAGCTCGGCACCGGTGTAGGCGCCGCCCGTGCGCGGTGCCGGTGGCGTGCTGCAGAACATCGTCCGCACGATCTGCTCGCGCAGCACCAGCGAGGGCAGGCGGTAGCGGTGGCGCTGGTCGATCTGGCGCGTCATCGGGTGGCCACCTTGGGGACGGGGAACAGGGCCAGCGTGCGCGTGTCGGCCGGCGTGGGCAGCCGCGGGAACATGAGCGGCCCGCGGCGTGGCCGCTCGGCGCTCGTGCCAGGTGCGGCAGCGGTAGCCGGCGCCGAGCCGCCGCGCGCTGCAGGCACAGCGGCCAGCGCGGGCGCCGGCGCCACGTCGGCCGCTGCGGCCTGCTGCGCGCGCTGCTGCTCGCGCTTGAGCCGCGCGAAGGTCTTGCGGATGTCGGTCGCGCTCGATGGCGTGTAGACGCTGTCGACGCGCACCTTGTGCGCCATCGGCGGCGCGAAGGGCCGGCAGGGCTTGGGGGTGGTGGGAGTGGTCATGCTGTGAACTCCAGGGGTGGGGAAAGGGGGCATGCGTCAGGCCTCCAGCGCCTCGGCCATGCGGTGCTCGGCGCGCAGGCGCGCGGCGACGCCGGCCAGGGTGTTGGTGGCGGGAAAGAGGGGTGCCTCGGGCACGGCGCGCACGCTGCACGGCGGCACCCAGGTGGTGCCAGGCAGCGGGGCGGGGCGGTTGGGGGTGGTGGCGGGCCGGATCGGCGGCGGAGGCTCGATCCAATCGCTGTCGTGGGGCGCTTGCCAGGCCTCGCCAGCGTTCAAAAGCTGCCTCAGCGTGTCGCCCGTGAGGCGGGCCGTACAGTTATTGAAACAAGTCCAAGCGGGCGGCAGAGCCGCCCGATCCGGGAGCGGAATCACCGGCCGGCCACGCCGTATCACCGTGCGCTCGTCCTGCTTGCGCGCGGCCTCGGCCGCAGCGTCGGCCGCACCCTGGCCGGCTGCATCGCCATCGACCACGGCCGTGGCTTCGTCTTGCGCGGTGCCCTCGGCGTTCTCCGCATCCTCGGGCCGGGGCTCCATCACCGGCACATGCGCGATCGGCAGCCAGCCCATGCGCCGGCTCACCAGCCAGCGCCCGCACATGCGCCCGCGCTGCGCCACCAGACCCACCAGCCGGCCCACCTTCACCTCGTCGCCGTAGCGGTTGCACTGCCCCGGCTCCACATGCCGGAAAGCGCAGCGCAGGTGCCAGGCCGTGCGCCGCAGCGCGTGGCCGCCCATGGCTTCCATGAACAGGCGCCAGTCCGCCCGCAGCGCCCCGCGCCGGTGGCAGGCCTGATGCGCGCGCACCGTGTCGCGGTCGCCCTCGCGCTGGAACAACTCCAGCTGATCGGCCGTCACCCGCCGCAGCTCGCGCCACACCGTCACGCTCGGCATGCCGAAGGTCTGGAACTGGCGGATGCCCCAGGTGGCCGCCCACGCATCCACGCGCTGGTGCCCCGCCGCGCCGCCGTGCTGCTCGGCCGCGGGCTCGCGCGCGTCCTTGGGCTCCCATGGGCCTAGGTCCATGGTCAGCTGCTGGCCATCGGCCACGTCCAGGTGCTCGGCCAGCGCCACGTGGCCCACGCTCTTGGCGATGTACTTGGCCACGTAGCCGGCCGCGCCGCCGCGCACCATGCGCTTGACGTTGATGCGGTTGGCCTGCGCGCCGCGCTCGTCGCCGTCCTCGCTCAGCCAGTAGTGGCGCACCACCGCCTCGATGGCCTGGGCGCCGGCCTCGTCCTCGGCCCACACCAGCATGTGCCAATGCGGCGTGGCGTCGTGGTGCGGCTCGGCCACGCGCAGGCCGTACATGCGCACGCCCGCGCGCTGCAGGGCCGACCGCGTCTTCTGCCACTTGTCGCGCAGCCACAGTTGCCCCTCGCGCGGCGTGGCCCCGCAGAACTTGGGGTTCGGCCGGCTGCGCCCGCCCACCTGCCGCATCGCATGAAAGCGGCTGGGCAGCGTCAGCGTGACGAACAGGCCCACATGCGCCCGCGCGTCCGCATAGTCCTCGGCGCCGCGGATGCGCGTCATCAGCTCGCCGCCGCGGATCACCGGGTTGGCCGTGCCCAGGGCCACCAGCTCGTCCAGCCGCCACACCTGGCCCGCCTCGTTGCGCAGCAGCGATCCGCGCAGCGCCTCGGCATTGCGCGAGAGCTGCGCGCGTCGGCGCGCCAGGCCGTCCTGGCTCACGTAGCCGCCGCGGCCCACATGCACCAGCCCCAGGCGCACAGCGCCGGCCTCCACCGCGCGGGCCACATGCGTGCGCAGCCGGCGCCGCCACCACTTGGGGCACTCGGCGCGGGCAATGGCCGGCTCGCCGTCGATGGGCTTGTCCTCATACACGCCCACGCGGCGGACGAAGGTGCGCACCTCGTCCAGCCGCTCGGGCAGCGTGGCGCCAAAGTGCCGCATGCGCTCCTGCTTGCGGCGCACGTCCTCGGCCAGGCGCGCGGCCAGATCGCGGATCTCTTCATCGGCCAGGTTCCAGCGGCCCGCGCCGCCGAACTCGTCCTCGAAGTCCGCCACCGCCTGCAACAAGTCCCACGCCTGCGCCCACTCGGGCGGCTGCTGCAGGGCCTGCTCCAGCGGCTCGCCGGCCTGCATGAGCGGCGGCGGGGCATAGGCAAAGCGTCGTTCGATGGCCGCCTTCCAGCCCGCCGGCGCGCAGGCCAGCACCCGGGCCATGTGCTCGTCCACATGGGCCAGCCGCGGCGCGTTGGCGCGCCAATCGCCAATGCCGCCGGTGGGCAGCTCGCGGGCGATGGGCGACTTGGCCTGGGCGCGAAAGCGTTGCACCGTGCGCGCCCCTACACCCGCGCCGCCAGCGCCCGCAGTCGGGCCAGCGTGGGCACGCCCTGGCGCACCACGGCGCGCACCGCCTCGCGCTCGGCGGGCGGAACTTCGGTCCAGGCGCGCACGGCCAGGCCCTGCAGCACAGGCGACACCTGCACCTCGCCCACGCCGGCCAGCATCAGCAGCACCAGCCGCAGCTCCAGCGGCAGCGCGGCCCACTCGCGGCTGGCCGCGTCGTTGAACCGGCCGCGCGTGGCCAGGGCCACGAACTCGTCGCGCAGCTTCATCAGGTGCTTTCGCGTAGGGGCGTCAACGTGCCGCGTCTTGCTCGCGCCCACCCCTCAGGCCTCGGTGCGCATGGCCGCGGCCGTGCCCATGGGCCGGCCCACGTCGTTGGCCGGGTGGTGCCCCTCGGTCGCCGCCGTCACATGGCCCTGCTCGCAGGCCTCGGCCAGCCACTCGGGCGGCACGTAGGCATGCACGTGCGCATGCCCGCGTTTGAAGATCGCCTCGCTGTCATAGCGGCCCACCGCCTCGCCTTGCTTGGCCCACACCACCTTGAAGCCCAGGCGCAGCAGCGTGGCCGCCACCGTGGCGCCGTGGCCGTCGCCAAACAGGCCGGTGCGCAGCGTCACCGTCTCAGGCAGATCCAGCACGCGGCGGTAGGGCCGCAGCTCGGCCAGGTCCACATGCACGCGCTGCGCGGCCAGCGCGTCGAGCAGCTCGTCCAGCACCGGCAGCTTGGTGCTGATGCGGCGGATGTCGGCCAGGCGCGCCGCATGGCGCTCGTGCTCGTGCTTGAGCACCTGGGCCAGCGCCGTGCTGGTGGCGGGGGTGGAACGGGTTCTGGTGGCGGTGCGCATGGTGTTCTCGGCAGAAAAAGAGCGAACGAATCCCCGCGCCCCCGAAGGAGCGCGTTGCGAACAGAAGGAAGGGGAGGAAGGGGAAGGGGGCGAAGCGCCCCGGTCAGCCCGGCGGCGCCTGCGCGCTGGCCTGCAGCAGCGCCTGCAGCTGGCCCAGCCGCACATGCGGGCTCAGCGGCAGCACCACCTCGGCACAGGGCAGGGAAGACAGCGACAGCGTGCGCACCACCTCCAGCTGCGCCACATAGGCGTGGCGGCAGCGGTGGTTGCGGCAGCGGTACGTCACCTCCCGCAGCGTGCGCGACAGTTCGCGCGACGCCACGGCAATGGCCCCCGCCTGGCAGTGCGGGCAGCGGATGGTGATGTAGCGGTAGCGGCTGCGCTCGGCCGCGTCGTCAGCCTCGGCATCGGCCGCCGTGCCCCATAGCGCGCCGCCCATCGACGGCGCGGCCGGCCAATCGGCCAGCGGGCGGGCCAGCTCGGCCAGGTAGTCGGCCTCATCGTCCGCATCGCACTCGCTGGCCAGCAGCGCCGCCTGCACCGGCGCGCGGCGTACATGCGCGCTCACCGGCAGGGCCACCAGGGGCGAGGGCGTGCGCGACGGCTCCAGCGTGCGCACCACCTCCAGCCGGGCCGCGAACACGTGGCCGCAGCGGTAGTTGCGGCAGCGGTAGGCAATCTCTCCCACCGTGCGCGACAGCTCCTCATGGTCTTCCGCCGCCGACTTGCCCAGGCAGTGCGGACAGCGGATCGACAGGCGCATGTAACCGCCTTCGCTCATGCCGCCGCTCCGGCCACTTTCGGGTGACGAAAGTGAGACTTTTGGGGCATTGGAAGGGCGGGCCCCTGCGCACATACTCGACCCGCGCCTGCAAGCCACAACGCCACCGCAGAAGGCGGGCACAGGGAGGCGCGACACAGAAACCGGCCCACATACCGCAACAGGGCCGCCTCGCAACCGGAGAGCAGGCGATGGAGAACGAGCTGATCGATGGGGCAGAACCGCTGCCCGACGACAAGGCCATAGTGGCCGCGCTGGAGCCCAAGGCCAAGCACATGATCGACCTGGGCTGGCCCGCCATGGTGGCCGGCGTGCGCAACCACCGGGGCGTGGTGTACCGGCGCATCACCGTGCACGGCTTTGGCCAGCTCGTGACCGTGGGCAACGTGCTCGGCCAGTTCGGCCTGGTCAACGAGCTGAAAGACATGGGCGAGATGCGCGACGGCTACCGGGCCATCTACTCGCGGCCAGCGTAGCCAGGCCTGCGCCGGGCAGCGGCGGGCGGCTTGGCCGGCGGCGCGGATCAGCTCGATGGCCGTGGCGGCGTCGTCGGCCGCGAGTGGCAGCGGTAGCGGCAGCGGCCGGCGCGTGGGGACGGGTGCAGGCGCGGGGGCGGGGGCAAGGGCGGACGGAGTCACGCGCTGTCCTTCATGACGGGGTCGTTGGCGGCCTGCTGCTGCATGCGATCCGGCTGCACGCTCCACCGCACGCACTCGGCCATGGCCAGGTCGCGCAGCAGCGTAGCGGGCTGAATGCCCAGCTGGTCGCACATGCGGCGCCAACGCTGCTCTTCGTAGTCGTCGAGCCGGGTGGAAATGCGGTGATGGCGCACGCGTTTGGGATCGGGGTACATCGGCAGGCCTCGGGCGGGGCGGTGGGGGCGAATGAGGGGGCGCGTGCGCTCAGGCGCGGGTCTGGGCCAGGGCGGCCTGATCGGCCTTGAAGCCGGCCACACCGCGGCGGTACATGGCGCGCACGAAGGCGGAAACCTTGCGGTCCTCCTGCGCGGCCAAGCGCTTGGCTTCTTCGAGGTCAGCCGTGCTCATGCGGCAGTAGACGAGGCGGTCCAGGCCGCTTTCGGTGGCGGTGGCGATTTCAGCGGCAGGCGCGGAGGTGGTCATTTACGATGCCTTTGTTTGTTGTGACAGCAGGGATGGAAAAAACATGAAGCACAGCACGAACACAGCGGTGAACTGGCCCGTCTTTCAAGCGACCGCCGCCCTCTATGGGGGCTATGTGGCGGCCGGCAAGCAGTCCGTTTCGGGGCTGGGGTTGGCCGAGCGGGTTGATCGCTCGTTCATCCAGCTCTATCGGGTGATGGAGCAACTGGCGGAGCGGATCGAGCGGGAGAACGCAGCGCCCGCCAACTGCAGCGCGCCGAAGCGCTCGGCGCCCCCTGCAGCCTCCGGCACCGCCGGCTGATCCGGTAGCGGCAGCCGCAGGCCCCAGCCGATGCGCGCCCGCGGCGGCGCCGGCCCCAGGACAGATCGCGGGCGCCGGCTTCGGCGATCCACTCCGGCTCCCAGTTGCTCGGCTTCGCGCACCAGGCGGCGAGCGCTTGCCGCCGCAGCGGCGAGTGGCCTGGGGTCCATCCAGCAATAGGACGGTATGCCCCTTGGTGGGTCGGTGGCGCACATATACGATGTGTACGGTTGTCTGATTGATGCGGCATTCTGGTGGTCAAAAACCGGACTGTCAACGTGATTTGGTGGATGAATGCCGGATTTTTCTTCGCGGCTGGTGGAAGTGCGCAAAGACCGAGGGCTTAACCAGGCGGAGTTCGGCGCGCTTGGTGGCGTGACCAAGGACTCCCAGCTCAACTACGAGAAGGGCGTGCGCAAGCCTGACGCCGCCTATCTGGAGGCGTTGGCTTCAACGGGGGTAGACGTGGGCTACCTCATCACTGGCCAGCACAGCGGCGCTGCACTGACGGCCGATCAGGCCGCGCTGCTGCGCGCCTACGCCGGCGCGGACGAGGACGCGCGTGCCGCGCTGCGGCTGCTGGCCGAGCGCGTGGGTGGAACCGTCGCCATCGGACGGAAGGGGGAGGGGTGACTGCGAGTGAGCATGTACGCTTCTTTCTCTTGTCGTGTGATGTGTGACAGGAGTGGATGTTGAGCATTTTCGTGCTCATCGTCAAGTCATGAGCGAGTCTTTTAGTGCTCGAAACGGTGCGATTTTGCGCGCCGAGCGGGAGAGGCTGGGGCATTCCCAAGAGAGTTTTGCGGAACTGCTGGGCGTCAGCCGGGGGATGCTGAGCCGGTACGAGCGCGGCGTGGCCGAGCCTGGCGCGTCGGTGCTGATGCACTTGATGGCCACGGGCGCGGACGTTGCCGCCGTCCTTGGCGGTCGGCCGGCAGCACCCGCTGAGCACGCCAGTGCTCGCACGCTGACGGCCGAGCAGGAGGCGCTGCTGGACAACTACGAGAACGCGGACGAAGAGGGGAGGGCTGCGGCCCGGAGGGTACTTTCTTCGCTCGCGCAATCGAACGCGGCTCGCAAAGCCGCTTAGCGTGGGGTGGTGGCTCTACGGGGTCGCCGTTGGGGGATGGGCGTGGTGGGGACGGAAGAGCACTTTTTCGCGGTCACTATTGGCGGGGGTGAGCCAGTGGTTAGGTGCCTGAGTGCGCGTCCTCCTGGCTCGGGCGAGTCCCAGCAAGTCCACGCAATGGAAATTAATCCTTCTTAGGGCTCTCAAGAGAGGTTGGAATCATGAAATTTATGTGTTTCAGAGAGGGTGAAAATTTTCCGCGAGTGGTTAAGCCATATGTGTTTTTGGTCCACGATAATTGGGACGATTTCGGGTACAAGGTCTCTTTTAAAGTATTTGTAACCGATGGAATCGCAAGAAAAGCTATTGGCACTATAAAGATTCTTCAAAAAATAAGTGAGCGAAAAGAGTCCTTCAAAGTGGCCTCTCAAACTGAGTTGCCTGAGCGATTCGACAAGCTATCGGATGACTACATTTCGCTGGGACAGGAGCGCTCATACTATGAGGAGATGCGCAAATTTTTTGACAGTGAAGCCGACGTAGCTCTAAATTCACTTCGAGACATCGCCTTGCTACCGAGGCGTTCCCAGCCATTCGAGCCGACATCCGCCTATCGGAATGCGTTAATGCGTCACAACAGTGCACAGCGTGCGAAACGTTTTGGCGCAGCTTGGGCGCGGGGGGAAGATCCACAAGAGCAGGTTAGCTTTACATATGCAGGAAAAATAGACGGTGCAGAAATGCAAACTATAGGCCGTTTTGACTTTGATGAAAACGATGAGCTACCTGGCCGAGTAGTCGCAATTATCGGAAGAAATGCGTCCGGGAAAACTAACTACATTGCTTCATTAGCTGCGGATCTTGCCTCCACCCGTCGCACTTCCGGTACGGTATGGCAAGAGCGCGAAAAAAGATTTACTGAAGGCCGCCCTCTCTTCACTCGCGTACTTGCAGTGTCTTATAGTGCTTTTGATAACTTTAAAAGACCCCGAGTGGATGAACGAAGTAGTTACGTATATTGTGGTATAGGGGGAGAAAATTCTCACCAATTCGATCTGACGCGCCGATATATAGAGAATCGGGAAAGAATAAGACAAATCGGTCGCCAAGGAGAGTGGCGCAGGTACATCCAAGACGTCATAGAATCCGACAATCCAGATCATCTAAGCGATGATTTCTTTGTGCTTGAAAACTCAAGTATGGAAACTCAGACGCATTTATTGTCTCTTCTAAGCTCTGGACAGGCGATATTTATTCATTTTATTACCGCTCTTTTGGCGTGGCTTGAGCCTTACTCACTCGTCGTTTTTGACGAGCCCGAGACGCACCTACATCCTAATGCAGTAGCCAATCTATTTTTAGTACTTTCCTCTCTCTTGGACAAATACGATTCTTTTGCGATTATTGCAACGCACTCTCCTCTTGTTGTCCAAGAGGTTCCGGCTAAGCGAGTATTGGTTTTCCGTAGAACGGGCAACATAACGGAAACGGAGACACTTGGCCTTGAGAGCTTCGGGGAAAGCATCTCCGAAATCACCAAACACGTTTTCGAGACTGTTGAGGTGGACAGCGTTTATAGAAGGACGCTGAGGAAACTTGCCCGAAAATATCCATTGGAAGAGGCGCTCGGAAAGTTTGACACGGGATTGAGCATAAATGCAGAAGCATATCTTCTGGCCCAATATGGAGCTCGCCGATGAGATCTTTGGTGAGGCTGGGCGTGGAACCTTTGAGCTACATCGACAGGTATATTGCGATCCGTGATAGCAAGCACCATGCGACGCGCGCTCGCCTGGTTGAGTTACATCCTCTCATTGTCTCGCGATACGATGCCTACGAGCTGGCTTTAGGGCTGGACGCTTTGGATGGCTTCGAGAGCAACGAAGATGCAGTGGCCGACGGCAATATCTTGCGTTCTTGCTATGCGATTGCAACTCAGGCTCTACTCGCTCTTAAAGAGGATATCAAAGCCGCGCAGCCCGAGCGCCTGCTTAGTCTTTGCCCGATGTGTGGAATAACGCTCCCCAATACGTTTGATCACTACCTTCCGGCTATAGATTTTCCTGAATTGTCGGTCCATCCTATTAACTTGGTTCCTTGCTGTAGCACATGCAATACAAAGAAAGATAGATATTGGATTACAGACGAGGGGGAAAGATTATTTATTAATTTTTATTCAGATCTCATCCCTGACACTCAATTCATTTTTGCGCAACTAATTACAAGTCCGCAGATTAAAAGCGTTGGAGTGAATTTTTACCTAAACAGGCCCGACGGTGTGGAGCAAGAGGTCTGGTCGCTCGTTGAACGCCACTTCAACCGACTTCATTTGCTTGACCGCTACTTGGAAAATGGCAACACGGAGATTTCCAACCTACTCGAAGCCTGCAGTTCTCACCTTGCAGCGGGTGGGGTTGATGCAGGACTATTCTTGTCACATATCGGAAGGAGCCAAGAGCGAATATTTGGAAAGAACCACTGGACTGCCGTGCTTGCCCATGCGCTAAGTGTGCGGCAAGAGTTGAACGAGTGGATCGAACGCGTTTCCTAGCACGGTGGGCGTGTCTAATGGCAGGGCTCAAAATTCTCGCATGATTATCGTGGATACACATTGTGTATCCTGGTGGTAGCATGTGCCCATGCAAGTGAAAGACTGCGGAATGCGCATCCGCGTGGAGAAGGAACTGCGTGAGGCTTTCGTTCAAGCATGCCGCGCGCAGGACCGCGCAGCTGCTGACGTCTTGCGTGACTTCATGCGCACGTTCACGGGCAGGCACGCCTCAGGCCAGGCTGAGCTGTTCGTCAGTCCTCAGAGAGAGAAGAGATGATGGTTCGAACCGAGCAAGAGCTTGCGGCTCTTTGCGTCGCGCTCATCGGGGGCACAGCCAGCCTGTCGTCAGCCGAGCGCACCCTCGCGAAGGCGTCGGCAGCCGCGGCCTTAGCCGAAGGACAGCTCGCAGATGCCCAGCAACAAATCAGCAACGGCGGCGACCCGCTGGGCGACGCGTTCACAAGAATTCGGACCCCAGACGCGCGCCGTGTTGCAGGTGCGGTCTACACGCCGCAAGCCATCATTCGCTCCATGATGACTTGGCTGGCTGCCCAAGCAGTGCCGGCGCGGATTGTTGACCCAGGGGCCGGTTCCGGTCGGTTCATTCTCAGTGCCGGCGAGGCGTTTCCCAGTGCCCAGCTTGTGGCTGTCGAGACAGATCCGCTTGCCGCCCTGATGCTGCGCGCCAACTTGGCGGTTCGTGGGTGGTCGGACCGGGCGACGGTGCTGGTCAAGGACTATCGGGCCGTGAAGCTGCCCCGTTGTGCGGGCGTGACTGCCTTCATCGGAAACCCGCCGTATGTCCGTCACCATGGCATCGGCGAAGAGTGGAAGGCCTGGTATGCCTCCACCTTCGCCAAGCTCGGCATCAAGGCGAGCGCATTGGCGGGGCTGCACCTGCATTTCTTCTTACAGACGCGGCAACTGGCCATGCCTGGTGACATCGGCGCGTTCGTCACGTCAGCCGAGTGGATGGACGTCAACTATGGATCGGCCCTAAGGCGACTCCTCATTTCGGAACTGGGCGGGCTGGCGTTGCATGTGCTGGAGCCCAAGGTTGAAGCGTTCCCTGGCACGGCAACAACAGCAGCCATCACGTGTTTTCGGATGGGCGAAACCGAACAGCCTGTTCGCGTTCGTGCGGTCGGGGAGGTTGCCGAACTCAACGGCCTGACGAAGGGCATTGACGTGCCGCGTGGGCAGTTGCTCTCTGCCCCACGCTGGTCGGTCATCGTCCGCCCTTCCGCTCCCTCCGCTGAGGGGGAAGTCGAGCTTGGCGAGTTGTTCCGGGTTCACCGCGGCCAGGTCACAGGCGCGAATGGCATTTGGATCGCCGGAGACCACACTGCTGGATTGCCCGACAGCGTGAAGATGCCGGCGGTGACCAAAGCCAAGGACCTCCTTCAGGCCGGTGCCCACCTCGGATCGGCTGACGCATTGCGTCGTGTCATCGATCTTCCTGCCGATCTGGATGGGTTCAGTGTGGCTGACCGGAAGCGCATCACTGCATTCTTGGAATGGGCCAGGCGGCAAGGCGCGCACAGCGGCTATATCGCGCAGCACCGGAAGGCGTGGTGGTCGGTGGGGCTGAAAGCGCCTGCTCCGATCCTTTGCACCTACATGGCGCGGCGAGCGCCCCAGTTCACCCTCAACGCCTGCGATGCCCGCCACATCAACGTGGTTCATGGCCTCTATCCGCGTGCTCCGCTCCCAGAGGCGGCCATGGGGCGATTGGTGGCTTGGCTCAACAAAAATGTGAGCACGGGGCACGGTAGGACTTACGCGGGTGGACTGACGAAGTTCGAACCCAAAGAGGTTGAGCGCCTTCGCATTCCGAGCTTGGAGACGCTTCTGGCATGAGCGCGCTACCCCCACGGTGGACCACCGCCGAATTGGCCGCAGACGCCGAGGCTGCAGCTGCACAGTTTCGCGTTGAGCGGCTCGCCGTTTCCGACTCATGGGATGTGCACTACAAGGCGGCTCGCCGCAAGTTCGAACAGCTCTTCGAAAAGTTGAGCGACCTGAACCCCGGCGAGATCAACGAAGGGAGTCTTTCCGAGGCCTACGGACTTGGCCTTGGGGAGGCGCTTCGCTACTTGGCGGGTCCGCCGATTTCTGATGATGACCTTCGGGTCATCGCGGATGTGGACTCCATTGCTCCGGGCGTTCTGAGCAGAGATCCTGTTGCCCTGCAAAAGGTGTTCGGCGTCATCGAACGAGTGATTGATCCCCATCGCTTTCCGTGGATGCAGGATGGGGGCGCGCCCTCCGAGCAGCAGCGGGAAGCAGCGCTGCTGGCCTCATCCGTTTTGCTGGCAGCACAGCGGATCGCCACGGAGCGCAGGAACGACGGCAAGGAATCCCAGGAGACCCGGGTCAAGGACTATCTGCGTAGTCTTGGCTTTGAAGAGGTGCCGCCGGGTGCGATCAAGACGATGATGCGCGGTCCCCAGGTCAAGCAGTTCTGTGCTGAATGCATGCTCGGCGAGCGCAAGGCCGACGTGGTGCTGCGGTTGCACGACGAGCGCCTGATGCCGATCGAGTGCAAGGTGTCCAACAGTGCGACGAACAGTATCAAGCGGTTGAACAACGATGCAGCCGTAAAGGCGGTTTACTGGATTCAGCAGTTTGGCGCGTTGCAGGTGGTTCCAGCGGCCGTGCTCGGTGGGGTGTTTAAAGTGTTGAGCCTAGAACAGGCTCAAGCGAGAGGGCTGTCTCTCTTTTGGTCCCATGATCTTGAGAAGTTGGGCGCCTTTATCGAATCGACTGCTTAGGTTGATATCCCACAGAACTACCCTACAAAGGCGTTCGCGAAATTAAGGTTAATCTGTTGAATCTCACCGGATGGAGTGGCTTGCAGCCATATTTATCCTCTAGCCATTTAATTTTTTCGCCGGATTTGGCTTTTATATCTTCTTTGTAAATAAAAATTCGCCCGTCTCTTTCCATTTGGATGGGGTCATATATACCTTCACGCGGGAATCTTTTAACGAATGGAGCTGTACTCAAACTCTCTGCGCGTGTGGAGTAGGGATTGAGCAAGAGCTTTAATATGACATGATCCCCAAATCGGATGGTACATGCCGCGGCATCAAGGGCGGTTCTCCTATAAAACTCGGCGTAGTCGTACCCAATGCAATCATGTAACTTTGTTGTCCCGTATTGCATGAGGTTGACGCTTCCATAGAGCGTAGCAAGAACTTGCGCATATTTAGCGTTTGGGTTGACTCCGTCACAGTTGATCCAGAGAATTTTGAAGTCGTGTTCTGGATTATCGCCATCCCTTAGCTGACGATGACCCTCGCGTACTGCTTCGGCAAGCCTTTCGTTTCTTTCTTCTAACGAGGCTTCAGATTCAAAAATTTTTCCTGACCCTAGTATTTCTTCCTTCTCCCGAAGAACGCTTTCTTCATCCTCTTTTCTTTTCTCTTCTATAAGTAAACGACAACCATCTGCGATTGCAAGAAAGTCTGCACTCTTACGAACACCTGTGGGGATTTTTTGAACTTGGAAACCTAGGCTTTCCAAGATCAACGGCGAAATCTCAGTGACAGACATATTGCCACCACCATACCAGAAGAATTATTCTGGATCAAAGTTGTCCCCCGCCTCATCCCCACCTTCCACCCCCTCCGCCTGCAGCGTCTCCAGCGTCAGGGTGGACGTGTACCCGCCACCCGCCAGCGTATGCCGCACGCCCGTGATGAGCCACGGCGTGGCGTCGATCTGCGGCTTGTACCCACGCACCACCACCGGCCGCTGCGGGCCCAGGTCGGCGCGGCCGTAGGCCAGGGTGATCTCGAAGCTGAAGATGCCGCGTTGAACGCGTGCCCACTCCGCCCGCGCGGCGGCCAGGGCGTCGGACTCGCTGGCGTAGGTGGTGCGCAGGTCTTTGGCCCGGCCGGTGATGCCGGCCACCACGGCGGTGCGCTTGCCCGTCTTGTGGTTGTTGTACCAGCAGCGCACGCCGCTGTAGCTGTCGCGGTCGGCGCGGGCGTAGCGGTGGCTGTCGCCGGTGCTGCGCACCAGCAGCACGGGCGGCAGGGCCTTGCCGCTGGGTGTGCGGGGCAGGCGCTTTTGCGAAAGCAGCAGGGTGCCGGCCTTCACAGTGGCGATGCAGTCGAAGGTGTTGGCCAGGCGGCGCAGAAAGCTCGCATCGCTCTCCTGCGCCTGATCGGCGTGCTTCACCTTGCGGGCGCCCACGGCCTTGTCGATGCTGTGCTTGAGGCCGTTGCGCAGCGCAATGGCGGCCACGATCTGGCCCAGGGTGGTCTGGTGGTAGCTGATCTCGCGCAGCTGCCGTAGCCCGTCCAGCAGGTTGGCGGCGTGCGCGCGCAGGGTGATGGTGTCGGGCGCGCCGCTGTATTCGACGGCCTGGATGGTGTAGCTGCCCTTGTCCACCAGCCCCAGCGGAAAGCCGCCGGCCGCCGCGGCGCCGGCCTGGCCGGGGGCGCCGGTGGTGTCGGCCACCCAGCCCACGGCCACGGTCAGGGTGTCGCCGGTGCTGGGCAGGGCCACGCGGCCGTCGTGGTCGCTGATGACCAGCTCCACCTCGTCGGCGTCCTGGCTGCGGTTGTCGGTGATGGTCAGGCTGACCAGGCGCGGTGCCACGCGGGCGCTGATGTCCTGCCCGTTGACGGTGACGCGCCACACCGGCCGCAGGTGCGGGCCGCCGCGCGCGGGGCTCAGGCCCGTGGTGTTGGTGGCGGGCAGGGTGGCGGCGATGGCGTCCACGTCGCGGCCGGCGGCGGCGGTGCTGGTGCTGTTGGCGGCGGTGCTCATCACTGCAGGGCGGTCTGCTCGGGCGTCACCAGGTCGCCCATGGCGTCGGCGCGGCCATCGTCGTCCATGTCCACGCGGCGCAGGCCGATGGAAAACTCCACCTTGCGCGGCGATCCGTCCTCGAAGAACAGGGACTTGGTCTCTTCGATCTCGGTGATGACGAAGGCGCCGTAGATGGTGCCGGTGCCTTCCACCAACGCATAGGCCCGGCCGGTGTTGGCCATGTAGCGCAGGTCATCGAGGTGCAGGTGGCTCCCCGCAAACTCGGGCACCACGCTGCCGTCGAGGGTGATGGTGTCTTCCCCTGGGCCAAGGTACTGGGACGCGTCTCGCGCGCCCACCAAGGCCTGCGTAGGGTGCTTCCACGCCGTGCGGCGCTTGAGCTGCTGATAGGCCAGGGTGTCGAGCTGAAACACGAACTGGCCGATGCACATCATCATGGCTGGGGGCTCCGGGGTGGGTCAGTTGCCGTAGTCGACATACGCGCCGCGCAGGCGGGCGGCCTTGGCCTGCTCGTGCCTGGCCAGCTCGGCCCGCACGAGCTGGGCGATGGCGGCCGGGTCCACGCCGGCGCCGGCCTGGATGGTGAGGTGCACCGTGTCGCCCTGCACCACCAGGCTGGGGCCGGTGTTGCGCGCGCTGGCCAGCGGGGCGTGGGCGGGGGCCGGGGCGCCCAGACCCGCGGGCTGGCCCACGGCCGGCAGCGCCATGGCGGGCAGGGCCACCAGGCTGGCCGCGGCCATCCCCAGCGCCGCGGCGCGCACCTGCGGCGCGGTGCGGTCGATGCCCAGCGCGGCGCCCTGGGCGATGTTGGCTCCGGCCTCGATGAATACCCGGCTGGGGGAGCGGATGCCGAGCTTGTCTTTGAACCAGCCCACGGCCCCGTCTGCCGCCTGGCCGATGGCGTCGCGCACCAGGCTGATGCGGTTGGTGATGCCGTTGGCCAGGCCCTGGATGATGTTGGCGCCGAACTCGAAGAAGCGTTGGGGCAGGGTGGCCAGGGTGGCCGTGACGTCGCTCCACAGCCCGCCGAGGGTGGTGGTGATGCCCTGCCAGGTCCGCTGCGCCCAGCCCATGAGGCGGTCAAAGGCGGCGCCCACCGCGGCCACGCCTGCGGCGAAGGCAGCCGACAAGTCTTGCCATAGCGCTATGGCGCCGGCGCGCACATCGTCCCAGCGGGTGTACAGGAGGTAAGCGGCCACGGCCAGGGCGGTCAGTGCCAGGCCCATGGGCGTGAATATGAGCCCGCGCATCACCAGGGCCAGCCCGCGCAGTGCGGTGCTGGCGGTGCCGATGTTGAGGCCCAGCAGGCCGAACACGGCGCGCGCCATGGCGAAGGGGCCGAGCACCGCGGCGGCCATGATCTTGAGCACGCCGAACACCATCAGCAGCCCCGCGATGGCGGCCACGGTGCGCACGATGGCGGCGGTCAGGGCGGGGTGTTCCTTCACCCAGTTGCCGATGGCGGCCGAGGTGTCGCCCAGCCACTGGATGAGGCCCTTGGCGTCGCCGGCGATGGTCTCGCCGATGCTCGCCAGCACGTTGGTGGCACTGCCCTGGGCGGCTTCGAGCACGTTCGACAGGGTGGCCAGCTGCACGTCCACACGCTTGCGCAGGTCGGCCTGGGCGGCCATCTTGGCGGCCACCTCTTCATAGCCGGCGCGACCCTTCTCCATGATGGTGTTGATGACCTGCAGGTTCTCGGCGTCGTCGCCGAACACCTCTTTGATGATGGAAATGCGTTGGGTGTCGCTGCCGATGGTCTTGAGCTTTTCGAGCTGCGCGAAGAGGTTGTCCAGCCCCGCGAAGTTGCCCGCCTTGTCGGTGAAGCTGAGCGCGAAGCCGGCATGCGCCTGGGCGAGCATCTTGTTGGCCTTGCCCACCTTCTTCTCGTCCAGCCCGGCCTGGAACATCTTGCGGATGGCGTTGCCGGCGGATTCGCCGCGCATGCCGGTCTGGTCCATCATGACCAGCAGCGGGGCCAGGGTGTTGGCGGCCTGCACGCCCTTCTGCTTGAGGATGCCGAGCACGGGCGACATCTTCGAAAAGCCCTGCAGCATGTTGCCGGAGTCCACGCCCAGGTAGAAGGTGCGTTGGATCATGTCCATCAGCCCCAGCATCTCGGTCTCGGTGCTCTGGGTGGCGTCCTGCATCTTGGCGGCGAACTCGGCCGCCTCGGTCACCGGCATGCGCAGCTGCACGCCCAGCAGGGCCGCGGCCTCGCCGGTGCCGCCCAGGATGGTCTGCGCGCTCAAGCCCTGGCGCTTGAGCATAGTCATCATCTCCAGGAAGTCGGCGGTGGTGCCGGGCAGGCGGTCGCCCAGGCGCGTGGCCAGCTCGGTGATGCGCTGCAGCTCTTCGGGCGCACTGCCATCGGCCACCATCATGCTGGCCTTGAGCTGGGTGGCGGCGTTCTCCTGATCGCTGTAGGCGCCCAGGGTGCGCTGTACCGGCGCCGCGGCGGCACGGCCGGCCACGACGGCCGCCGCGCCCGTGGCGCCGAGCATGGCGGCGCGGCCCAGGGCCTGGCTGCGCTTGTCGCGCACCTCGGCCAGGGCCTGCAGCCGGGCGCGCTGCGCGGCCATGCTGGCATTCGTTGCTTCGATGTCGGCCTTGAGGCGCTGTTGCGCCGCACCCAGATTGCCCAGGCCGGCCTTGCGTGCGGTGGCCTGCAGCTCGTCCAGGCGCTCGCGCTGGCGGTTGTAGGCGATGGTCTGGGTGGTGAGCTGCTGCGACAGCTTGGCGGCCTGCTTGCTGTGCACGCCCTCGGCCGCGATGACGGCGCCGAGCTGCGCGTCCAGTTGCTTGAGGCTGCGGGTCTGGTTGTCGAGCGCGGCCTGCTGCTTCTGGATGCCCTCTACCTGCTGCTGCTGTCGCTCCAGCCCGCGCAGCGCCTCGCGCGACTGCTTGAGGCTGGCGGCCAGGGCCTTGCTTTGCCGGTCCACGCCGCGCAGCGGGGCCATGGCCTTGTCCACCATGGACAGGATGATTTCGAGTTTCAGAGGGCCTGCCATGGCGGGGGTGCGGGGTTGTCGTGGTTGGTGGGGCTACTCGGGCGGCTTGGCCTCGTGGCGGACGCGGGCGCGCTCACGCCAGCGCATCAGCTCGGGCAGCTCCATGCCGTCCATGTGGCAGGGCGCCCAGCCGAACACCAGCGCGATGTCGGCCATGAGGTCCTCTACGTCTGCGGGAAGTCCGCCCGGATGCTCCTGCGCACGAAAAAAGTGGCCACCCGCGCGCCCAGCTCCACCAGGTCGGCGGGGTCGAGCTGCTCCACGTCGTGCGGGGTCAGCGTGGGCGTGGTGATGCGCGGGAGCAACTGCTGCAGGGCGTTGGCGTTGAGCTGCAGCACCTCGGCCAGGTTCAGGCCGCGCAGCTCGCCGGCGCGGGGCTTGCGCAGGGTGATGGTGGCAATGGTGGTGTCGCCGCGCTGCAGGGGCTCGTCGAGGGTGATGGTGTTGGCGTCGGCCGGGGTGGGGGTGGCTTGGGTGGTCATGGTGGTAGATGGGCGAGGGGGTGCGGAAGGGGCGGGCGGGGGCGTGGCGATGCGGCGCGTCATAGGCCGATGGCGCGGCGGATTTCGGTCAGCACGTCGGTGCCGTTGACGCGGAAGATCAGGCCTGGCACGTCGATCTCCATGACTTCGGCACCGTCGACGGTGAGCTTGTAGTAGCTGAGGGCGCAGCTGTATTTGTGCTCTGTCTTCTCGCCGGTCTTGGCGTCGCCCAGCTCGATCTCCTTGAGGCGGCCGCGGGTCAGGATCTCCAGCGCGTGCACGCTGCCGTCCGAGTCGTCTTGGTAGGCGCCGGCAAAGCGCCATTGGCTGGCGTTGTGGGCCACCACGCCAAAGCTGCGCAGCGCATCGACCATGAGGCCGCCGGCGGTGAACTGGAGTTCGAGCTTTTCGTGGCCGAGGTCGATTTCGATGGGGCCGTGCATGCCGCCGGCGCGGTATTCCTCGGTCTTGCGGGTGAGCTTGGGCAGGGTGACGCTGGGCACCAGGCCGACCCAGGATGCACCGTCGCCGAAGAGGTTGAAGTTCTTGAGGCTGGAAGGGATGGACATGGAAAGGGGCTCCTACGTGGGCGGCGGGCTCAGTTGGCCTGAATGGCGGTGGCGAACTGGGCGAGGTAGCTGTCGGTGATCGACTGGTTGAAGATGAGGTTTTCCAGCGGCGGCACGGGCGTGTAGTCGTAGCTGATCTGCAGGCGGCCGTCTGCGAGGTCTTCCTTCTGGTTGAGGTCGGGGTCGAACCAGGCGCTCGCGCCGATGAGGTAGCCGCTGGTCACCAGGTCGCGGAATCGGCTGTTGATGTAGCCCAGCATGTCGCGCACGAGGCTGGGGTGCATGGGCTTGTCGATGAAGACGAAGTGCGCCTCGGCGATGGTGTCGGCCAGCACCTGGGCGGTGCGGGTGTAGTTCTCGAAAGGGAACTTGCCGCCCTTGGCCTCGCAGGTGCGGTTGCCCCAGAAGCGGTAGCCGCTGCGGCGGATGATGGTGGTGACCTCCAGCCCGTTGAGGTAGCCCGCATCGCTGGCCGGGTTCTGCAGGTCGAAGAACACCGGCACGCTGATGCCTTCCACGCCGTTGACGACGTAGTTCGACAGGGTCTTGTGCCAGCCGATGTCCTGATCGATCTTGGCGCGCACGCCCAGGGCGTTGGCCACGGCGCTGAGCGATGTCACGTCGTTGGTCTCGGTGTTCCAGCCCAGGAACTCGGGCCACAGCACCATGAGCTCGCGCGCGCCGAATTCCGCGCGGTAGGTGGTGGCCTGCTCCTTGGTCTTGGCGAGGTTGCCGTTGGGGTCGCGCGCGGCGGCGTAGACGAAGCCGCGCAGGGCCTGCGCGGCCGTCACCAGGGCGTTGGTGACGGCCTTGGTGTCCAGCCCCGGCGCGCCCAGGATGCGCGGCTTGACGCCCAGCGCACTCTCGGCCGAGAGCAGCGCCTGGATGCCGGTGGGGTGGCCATCGGCGCCCACGGTGCCGATGACGTTGGTGGTGGTGGCCGCCGCGTCGGCGCCCGGCGTGACGCGCACCACCACGACGACGGCGCGGCATTGGTTGCCGATGGCGCGCAGCGCAGCCGCCAGCGTGCCGCCGGCGCCGGCCTTGCCGATGCTGCCCGCGGGGTTGGTGAGCAGCACCGGGGTGTTGATGGGGAAGGCGTCGTCGTCGGCGTTGGGCGCCGTGGCCACCAGGCCGATGACGGCGGTGGAGACGACGCGGATGGCGGCGCCGGTGCCCGTGGTCTCGATGACGCGGACGCCGTGGTGGTACTCGGTGGATGCCATGGGGTTCCTTGCTTGGGGTGTGACAGCGGATGGATGGGGTCAGGCCTGGGCGGCGTCTGGTGCGTGCGCCAGGGCGGGGGCGGCGGGCACGATGGCCGGGGCGGCCTGGGCGTGGGCCGTGGCCTCTTGCGTGCGGAGCTGCGCGCTCAGCTCCTCGATGAGCGGGGCCACCTCGCGGTAGGGCCGAGCGGCCAGGCAGTCGAGGATGAAGGCGGCCGATTCGGCCGTGACGGTGAGGGTGCGCAGGGGCGGCATGGCGAAAGGAGGGAGTCGACTGGTGGGGAGTGGGGGGCGGCGCTGTGCCTTAGTAGCCGAAGGCGACGTAACTCACACTGATGCCCCACGCGTAGTTGGTGTCGGCACCGATCAGCACCGCGAACATGAAGCCTTCTGAGCCGAAGCTGTGCGACTCCACGGCGTAGCCCTGATTACTGCTGTTCTGGGTCGAACAGATGACTTGAAAGCACGCTGTGGGGAAGGTGCGAGGAAACCAGGCGCGGGTGTAGCCACCCTGCGAGACGGCGCTTCCCCAAATGACGATGAGCCCACCGGGCAGGCGCTGCCATCCACTGCCTGCTAACTGCCGCTCATCCATGGCGTTGCTGCGCATGGCGTCGGTGATGCCGTAGCCGTCGAGCGTGGTGGGCTTGGCCGTCACGCTGGCCCAGGCGGGCGTGATGGTGACGCTGCCGGCGGCCGTGAGGCGTCCCTGTGCGTCGACAGTGAAGGTGGGCGCGGCGGTTGCACTGCCGTAGTTGCCGGCGGCCACGGCGGTGTTGGCCAGGGCCAGGGTGCGGTCTGCCGTGAAGTCGCCGCCACCCGCCAGGCCGGTGCCGGCGGTGAGCTTGCGCGCGGCTGGGGCCGCATCGGTGATGCCGTAGCCGGCCAGGGTGGTGGGCTTGCCGGTGATGCTGCCCCACGCCGGCGTGATGGTCACGCTGTTGGCGGCGGTGAGGCGCCCCTGCGCATCGACGGTGAAGGTGGGCGCCGTGGTGGCGCTGCCGTAGTTGCCGGCGGCCACGGCGGTGTCGGCCAGGGTCAGCGTGCGGTCTGCGCTGAGGTCGCCGCCGCCGGCCAGGCCGGTGCCGGCGATGAGCTTGCGCGCAGCCAGGGCCGCGTCGGTGATGCCGTAGCCGGCCACGGTGGTGGGCTTGCCGGTGATGCTCCCCCATGCGGGCGTGATGGTGACGGTGCCCGCGGCCGTGAGGCGGCCCTGCGCATCGACGGTGAAGGTGGGCGCCGCGGTCGCGCTGCCGTAGTTGCCGGCCGCCACGGTGGTGTCGGCCAGGGTCAGCGTGCGGTCGGCGGTCAGGTCACCGCCGCCCGTCAGGCCGGTGCCGGCGATGAGCTTGCGCGCGGCCTGCGCCTTGCGGGCCAGGCCCAGGGCCAGCGTGCGCGGGGTGATGGCCCGCACGTCGTCGGTGCCCTCGTCGGCCTCGGCGTCGGTGGCGATCTCGATGACGCCCAGGCGCTCGGTGGTGGCCGGCGGGTTGATGAAGCTGGTCTGCCCGAATTGGAGCGTGCTGATGTCCGCGCTGCCGTCGAGCACGCGCAGATCGGTGGCCAGCATCATGATGCCGGCGGCGGACTTCTCCACGATGGGCTCGGCCTGGCCGTAGGTGCCCAGCAGGGTGCCGTTGTCCAGCCACAGGCCGAAGCCGCGCACGGTGTAGGTGTCGGGGCCGTCGTCGCGGATGGTGACGTGGATGGTGTCGCCCGCCACCACGTCGCCGGCGATGGTGGCCAGGCGCTTGAACTCGCCGGGCAGCGCGGCCAGGTTGGCCGCCGGCGCAAAGGCCTGGGCAGTGAGGCCCACGCTGACCAGCGTGCGCGCATTGGTGCCGGTGTGGCCGGCGTTGACGAGCGCGGCGCGGCCGGCGTCGGTGAGCTTGAAGAGGATGGCCATGACTTACTGGACCTGCAGCGCGAGCCGCGCGTAGATGACGGGCCGGCCCACGGCCACCGCCTTGACGGCAGGGGCGGCGGCCAGGCCCTGGATGGCGGTGAAGTGGCTGCGCAGCGGCTTGACGCGGGCCACCTCGGCGATGACGTCTTCCACGAAGGCGGCACTGACGCCGGCGCCGGTCTGGTCGGTGAGGGTGAAAACGAGTTCGAAGGTGTGGGGCACGCCGCGCGGGGTGGTCTGCCACCACTCGCGAATGGCGATGTTTCCGCCGAAGGCGGCCACGGCATCGGCCACGCTGCGGTAGGTGCCGCGGCGGCGCTGGATGGCGATGGCGTTGCGCACCACGGCGCGCTTGACGGCCTCGGGCCAGTCGGTACGCCAGCCTTCCACGCCCATGCCCCAGGCCAGCCAGGGCAGCAGCGGCAGGGGGCAGGTGTCGGCGTTCCAGAGGCTGCGGTGCGGCTGCGGAATGGCCTGCAGGGCGCGCACGGCCACGGCCTCAACCGCGCGGTCCAGCGCGGTGGCGTTGGGGGGCAGGAGGCTGTCAGTCAATCACGCCCCCGAAAGCCAGGTCGATGGCGGTGCAGTGGCTCGCCTGGGTGTTGCTCACGGCCACGTCGGCGGCGGGGCTGTGCAGCACCACGCGGGCCACGCCGTCGATGTGCAGGGCGGCATAGATGCCCGACAGCGTGGGCAGTCGGCCGATGCGGTGCATGGCGGCGGCGTACTGCTCGGCACGGGTCTGGATCTCGGCCATGACGCTGGACGCATCGGGGCCGGGCAGCATGTAGACGGTGGCGGCGATCTGGTAATGCACGATGCCGGCGGGCTGCACCAGCACCTCGTCGGTGAGGGGGCGCACGTCTTGCGCGGTGAGGGCGGCATAGACCTTGTCGAGCAGGGCCTGGGTGGGCACGCCCTCGCCATCGCGGGCCAGCACGCTCACCACCACCTGCCCGGGTGTGGGGCTGACGGGGTAGGCGTCGAGCACTTGGCCGTCGGCGCTCTTGGCCTGGAAGATGTACGCGCCCACGGGGCCGGCCACGCTGTAGCCGCGCGGCGCGAGCTGGATGCGCGCGCGGAAGTCGTCGTCGCTCTCCATTACCTCTTCGACGGGCGGCACGGCGGCGGGGTCGGCCGGGGTGATGACCAGGCGCTGCACGTCGTAGAAGGCGGCGAGCTGGTCGAGGTCGCTGCCCTGCGCGTAGGCCAGCATGACGGCGTGGGCCGAGTCGTTGCGGGCGCTGCGCTCCACCACGATCTGGTAGGCGGTGCGCTCCAGCCACTTGGTGAGCGGCTCGGACTCCAGCTCGATGACCGGCGCGGCCGGCGGGTAGGCGGCCACGAGGTCGGCCTTGAGGTCGGCGAGCACGGCCTCGAAGTCGGGCACCTGCACCACGGCGGGCGCCGGCAGCTTGCTCATGTCGATGAGCTGGGACGTACTCATGCCGCCAGGCCCCCGATGCTGACCGTCTGCAGCGTGGTGGCGGCCTGGCTGCGGTCCACGCGCTCGATGTTGAGTTGCGTGGTGCCGTCGCTGGCCGTGGCCAGGGTGATGCGGCGCACGGTGGTGCGCGGCTCCCACTTCATGATGGCCTGGGCGCTGGCGGCGATGAGGCGCAGGCGGTTGGCCGGCGTGGTGGGCGCGTCGATCAGCTCGGGGATGAAGCTGCCATAGCTGCGGCGCATGACGCGCGAGCCGATGGGCGTGGTGAGGATGTCGGCGATGGATTGGCCGATGTGGTCGGCATAGGCCAGCGCGCGGCCGGTGCTGGCGGACATCATTGCGGCAGGCCCGAAAGGTCGGTGCCCTGCTGCACCTTGTCGTGGGGGTGGGTGCGCAGGCTGATGGGGCCGCTGCGCACGTCGGTGTCGGCGCTCACGGTGCTGGTGGTCTCGATCTCGCGTGTGGAGAGCAGCGGGATGCTCATGCGGCCCACGCTTTGCGCGCCTGGCACCGCCGAGGCGCCGGAGGCGCTGAAGCCGCCCAGCATGGTGGTCAGGCCCATGACTGTGAGGTGGCCCGTGGTGGTGGTCTGCGGCGCGTCGAGGGTGATCTGCTGGGAGTGGACCGTGGCGCTGTCGCTGGCCGTGACGTCGGCCGTGGTGCAGTGGACGGTGATGCGGTCGGGGACGGTGATGTCGGCCGTGCCGCCGGCGGGCAGCGTGATGGCCAGGGCGTGGGCGGCGTGGTCGTAGCTGACCGTGGCGCCGTCGGGGTAGACGGTGACGGTCTTGTTGGGGTCGGTGCTGGGGGCGGGGTGGTCGTTCTGGTGGATGCCGCCGATCACCAGGGCGCCGGCCAGGTCACCGCCGGGCGACAGCAGCGTGACCTGCTCGCCGACCGTGGGCGGGTTCCAGGTGCGGGTGTTGCCGGCGCGCAGCTCGTGGTACGGGCGCCAGTCGGTGACGTTCTTCCCAATCTGCACGCGCACCAGAGCGCCGGGCAGCTCGTGGCGCACTTCGGCGATGGTGCCGGTGCGCACGAGGTTCTCCAGTTTGCGCAGCACGTCCGGCAGCAACAGGTCGATGTCCATGCGACCAATTTGCCGGGGGAGGTGGGCGCGCGCGAGTGGGGCTGTGTTGGGTGGGGGCGGGTAGGGATCGAGGCCAGGCGCTTCAACGCTGGCGGCGCCCTAAGTCGCCGCAGCTTGCGAAGGCTTGGGGCCAGACGTTTGGGCGCTTTTGCCTTTCGCTTGGCCGGCTTACAGTCGGCGGGCGACGGCCGCTTTCGGCCAAAAGCTGACCTTGTACGTTTGCCAGCTTGAAGGGAACGAATCCATGCTCTGCCGCTTCAACGTGTTCGGTCGAATTATTGCCGTCGAGCGGGTGGGGGAGGCCTGGACTGCGTACTTGGTGGGAAACGAGGGCAAGCGGAGGCCCGCGGGCCTCGCGATTCCGTCCGATTTGGCCCCCGCCGAGCTGTCCCAGTACCTGTACGACATCTACCATGAGTCTGCGACACCCACCAACGGCGATGTCTTCGAGATTCCCTCCGCTCAGAATAGATAGCCCATCGTGGTTCGCTCTCTTTCGACGGGCCTAGACCAGAAGCAGAAGTTCGCGACCAGCACCCCTTTGTCTCCAGAAATTCGGCCTGCTTCCGTCACAGACGTGAGCGCGATGTTCAAAGTCAGGGCATCGGTCGGAGAAAACACCATGACAGCCGACGAACTTTCGGCGATAGGCGTCACGCCGGAAGCCATTGCCCTTGCTGTCAGTAGCGCGCCTTGCTCTTGGGTTGCAACCATCAATGAGGACGTCGTTGGTTTCGCCATGGTCGACTTGGATGACGCGTGCCTGTTTGCCCTGTTTGTGCTGCCCGAACATGAGGGTTGCGGGATAGGCACGCGCTTGACCCAGACCTGTGAACGCGCGTTGTTCGAGCGGCACACTGCCGCGTGGCTCGAAACTGCGAAAGGGAGCCGCGCTGCACGGCTCTATCGTCACCTCGGGTGGGGCAGCGAAGTGGAGATTGGTGACGGGGATATCCGGCTGGCGAAACAGCGGCCATGACTGCTTCAAGCCGAGAAGGCTTTAGGCACGAGCGGCTACAGTCGGCCACTACCGGACCTTCAGCAATGAAAATCGCGCCACGCTACCTCCACAAAAGCCTTTCATTTCCGGAGCCGAGTGCTGAGAAGGCCGCACTTCTCTCCTCGCTAGAAGGTGCACCAGGCTTGGTCTTGGTTGACCACGTCGAACCTCACCACAAGGGGGGTTATCGGGTCTTGCTGGAAGTCGATCAAGTCTTGCTCGATGACTTCATTACCCACATGGATGCGCAGGGGTGGATGGACGGGCTCTGACGTGTTCGCGAATGGCAGCTCTCGGGGGACTTGGCTGGCTGCTAAGGGCCCAAAGCGGACGTCCAAAGTCCACGCCCCAAAACCACTCTCCAGCGCCTATTGCTGATCCGACTCCCTATCCGGGTCCGCCTTGAAGTCGTCGATTGTGGCGTTCGGGTTGCCCCTGAGCTTCTTGCGCATGCTTTCGTGAGTACCTGAAGCATCCCTTAAGTCACCCCCGAGGTTGAGCAACAACTGTTCGGCTTCCTCATCGTGATCGGGGCCTTGGCGCACGAGCGCCTCAGCCTGCTGCAACGTATCGCGGCAGCGCACGTACATGCCAATGGCTTCAAGTCTGGGGCGCACGGCTTCGAGTCCCTCGTAGATGCGCGGGAAGCCATGTGACAAATAGAACTCGTTGATGCCACGACGATAGAGCGTGACGTTACCCGCCATGCCTTGAACATCGCGCTCGAACTGGGGCAGTGTTGTCATGGTCTTCATTGGAAATGCGCGGACTTCTCTTTGGCTGTTGAGACCCAGGATGGCCGCTTCTGGCCGAATTCTGCCCGACGGCCGCAGGGTGCCCGCAGCGTAGTACGTCACCACACGCCGGAAGCGGGCGGAGCAAGCTTCGTTTTCAAAAACGCGAAGTACTTGGGGTCGTCTAGAGCAAATATCTCCTTTCCCTCCAGCATGTACGCTCTTGCCAGATGTTCTGCTGCCACTTCGTTTTGCCCTCGCTCAAGTGCGCATTGGCCGAGGCGCAGATGAAGGAAGGGGTTGCCGAAACCACTTGGACAGCGCATCGCGTACTCCATTGCCTCTGAACCTGAGACGAAGAAGCCGCCGAGGAAGCATGCGTCGCCTATGGCGGCGAGAATCCAGGTACTGGACTCCCAATCGGCCTGCGGTGCTGGCAATAACACCCAAGCCTTGTTGTACGTCGCGATTGCCTCTTTATAGAGCCGCTGCTCAGCAAGCGCGTCCCCGTCAGCGCAGATCTGCTTGATATCTGCGTGGATGGCACTCGGCAAGTCGTTCATGGCGATTGGTGAACTGAAGGGAGGGCGGGAAGGTGAGCTTCTGGCCTGATTGTGTTGGTGATGCGAACGGCTGCTGCTGGCCGGTAGAAGCCAGCGAGAGCCTAGCACCAGCCGCGGGCGCTCCCACTGCCCCGAACGGGCGATTTCAGAACGGCGCCGGCGACCTCACCACCTCCACCGGCCCAATCCCGTTGTAGACCACCGCCCCGCTGGAGCTGGTCACCACCCACCGCCCATTGATGCCCTCGCCGGGCTTGATGTCGTACTCCTCGGGCGGGAGCGGCAGCACGATCTCGTCTTGCACGCGGTCGCTGTACCAGGCCGGCACGCGCAGCAGGGTGGGGTGTCCGAAGAGGCTCATGGGAGGGTCTAGGTGATGTCAACTAGGGTTGCCGAATACTGTGCAAATGTACAGTGTTTGGCTAGACTGGCCGCATGAACACCCAAGACGACGAAACCTGGATCGCGGCCTGCGCGCACCGCCTCCAGCTGCACTGGCGCACGGTCGACCCCATCGAGCTGGAGGCGACGGCGCGCGAGATTGCGCATGACACCCAGCTGCGCGCGCTGGCCCCCAGCCTGGCGGCCTCGCGCTGGCTTGCGCCCATCGAGGCGCCGCATGGCGGTTGAGCAGCTGCTGATTGCCGTGTGTGGGGCCCTGGCGGCTTGGCTGTCGCAGGACGCGCGGCGCGACCGGGCGCGGTGGGCTTGCCTGTTCGGGCTGGCCAGTCAGCCCTTCTTTCTGGCTGCGACGTGGCGGGCCGGGCAGTGGGGCATGTTCGCGCTGGCCCTGCTGTACACGGCGGCCTGGATGCGCGGCGCCTGGGCCTACTGGCTCGCGCCGGCGTGGCGGCGCTGATCGTGCTGATGCCGGTATGTGGGCAGTACACCGACTTAGGAGCCGTGGCGTCCGGATGGACAAGGAATGGGTAGTCGCGGACGTCAACGTGGGCCGGCTTTGCCTGCGGGAGCGCGACTATGACCCTCGGCCGTCGCGCAAACGCATGGCGGCATTTCTGGGCTGGCCAGATTCGCGCGAGGGTTTTGTGATCCCGCCGCTCCAGTCGGCCAGGGTGGTCAAGATCATCGACCGCGGGGTCCTGATCGCTGGCTTCGAGCTGCGCGAATCTGCGGTCGATCCGAAGTCGATCCGGCGGGAGCGCTTCGCACAGACGTGGTGGTGTTTGCCGGTTCTTTTCGATGAGACGCCGGCGGCCGGCCCGGCCGCTTTGCCGGGGGCGAAGGAGGACTGGCGCATGCGATCCTCACGCGAATACATGGAGCGGATAGGCCTGCTGCCGCGCGGCTCTGTGTAGCGCCCAAGGGCATGTTCGCCGCGGCGGTCATGTAGTCGGGTGCTGGAAGCCGCGGGGGTTTGGGCCTACTGCCTCGCGCCGGCGTGGCGGCGCTGAGGGGTAGCCGGCGTCAGGCGCCCAGGGCGCCGACCAGCAGGGCCTCGATGGCCTGCACGTCTGCATCGCTCAGGCCCAGCAGCTCGCGCCGCGCGTAGCGCACGGTCGGGCTGCCGGCCCGGCGCCAGTCCACGCTGTCGCGCAGGCCGTACTGGTGGACGCGGGCGATGCGCGCGGCCCGCGGGTCGATGGCGACCGTGGCGCGGTCTGCGGTGGCGGACTTCTTGAGGAAACGGGCGGTGCGCAGCCGCTCGAACATGCCGCGGCGGATGGCGCCCTTGCGCCGGCGGATGGTGCGGGGCTTGCGTGCCTCGTAGGCGCTGCCGTCCGGGTTGCGCTGGGCGGCGATGCGCGCGGCCTGGCTCTGGCGCAGCGTGGTGCTGATCTCGGCCATGAGCTGGCGGCGCCGCTGCGGCGTCAGGCGGGCCAGCAGGGGGCCGGCCCAGCCGGCCAGGTCGTCGAGCGGGTCGGCGGCCATCAGCGGATTTCCTCGGCCACGTGCCACTCGGCGCCGATCTGCTCGCCCAGGTACAGGGCGTAATCGCCCGTCGCGTAGGGCGCGGGGTGGTAGGGCTCCGGCACGTGGCGCACGTCGAGCCGGCGCCGGCCGCCGGGCTCGGTGGATTCCTTGACGGCCACCGTCTCCGACAGGTCCACCTGGATCTCCACGTCGGCGGTGTCGTGGTTGAGCAGCTCGGCATGGAAGCGCAGGGCCTTCTCGCGCAGCGACGGATTCAGCGCAATGTCGGGCTGGCAGGTGCGCAGCCAGGCGAGCAGGGGCACGGCCAGGGTGTCGAGGTCTCCGGCGTAGTCGAGCACGGTGAGGACGAGCGTGTACTCGTAGCGGAACGAGAGCGAGGGGCCGCCGGCGGCGACCAAGCGGCCGGACTCGATGAAGACGGTCAGCCGGTCGGGGTTGGCCTGGAGGTGGGGCACGGCCTCTTCGAGGTAGCGGCGCAGGCTGGCGGGCTTCTTCATGGCTGGGCGGGCTGGCTGGGCGGGGCGTGGCCGGCGGCGTTCACTCGGGCGCGGGCGGCGTCGTAGGCGTCGAGGCAGGTGTTGAGGTCGTGGGTGGCGTCGTCGCCGTCTCCGGCGATGGCGACAAGGTCTGCAGCAGCCTCTGGCGCAAGTTCGGCGCGCGCCTGGCCAGGTTGAGCGGGGGCAGCACCGGGCAGAGCTGCGCCGGTGCCGGCGGCGGGCTCGCGGGTAGGGACTGACAGGCGGACAGTGCCAGCGCGCACGCCAGCAAGAAGAGACGCGAGGGCTTGGGTGTCATGGGCCTTGGCTTTCTGGTGGTCGGTGATGAGCTGCGCCAGCGTGTCGCCGAGGGCGGCGCTGTGCTGCAGGGCCTGGGCGGCGGCGGTGGCGGTGCCTTGGGCGGTGCGGGCCTTGTCGGCGTTCCAGTCGGCCAGCACGGCGCTGCGGCCGGACTGGACGCCGGCGGCGTGGGTGGCCCAGAGCACGGCGCCGACGAGCGCGGCGAGGGCCAGGCGCAGCAGCAGGGGCAGGGCGGTGGCCATGGCGGTTCAGGCGGGCATGGCGGCGGTGGCGGCGGTGCTGGCCAGCGCTTCGAGGGCGCGCTCGCAGCGCTCGCGCCGGTCCTGCGCGCCGGCCATGGCGCGGCCGTTGATGGCCCGGGTGATGGCGTCGATGGCCCAGGCGTCGGCCTGGGCGTTCAGGCCGTTGTCGACCCAGTAGGCCGCGGCGGCCTGGGTGGCGGCCAGGGGCTGGGTGAGCAGGTCGGGCGAGGCGACGACGGGCAGGCGGGTCTGCTGCTGGACGCGGGCGTAGTTGTCGTGGCCGGTGTTGCCGATGAGGCCGCGGGCACGGTAGCGCCAGCCGTCGCCGCTGGCCTCGTCGCCGTTGCCGTTGACGCCGGCATAGACGCGGTTGGCCAGGGCCTTGGGGTTGCGCAGGTAGGTGCGCGCATCGTCCAGGCCGCGCAGGCGGGTGCGGAAGACCTGCAGGAGCCGCTCGGGCGTGGTGTAGAACAGGTTTTCTTCCAGCCGCGTGAAGCCGGCGGACTCGTGGCTGCACTGGCCGATGAAGGCGGCGAGGCGGCGCGGGGTGTCGATGGCGTAGGCGGCGCACACGTCGGCCAGCGGGGCCATGAAGGTGCGCGCGGCGGTGGGGTTGATGCCGGCGGCGACGAGGGCCGGCAGCGTGAGCAGGGCGCGCGCGCTCATTGGCCGGTGCCCTTGGCCGCGTTGGTGGCGGTGCCGGCGAGGGCGCCGCGGGCGTCGCTCACGGCGTCGCTGGCCAGCTCGGCGATGTCGCGGCCTTTGCGCCGCTCCAGCCAGGTGAAGACGGCGGCCACGATCCACGGGCCGGGGATGGAGCACACCACGAACACGCAGCCGCTGACGAGGAAGAAGCCGGCCACGGGCGGCAGCAGCGCATGGCTGGCCAGGGCCTCGGCGGCGGTGAAGGCCTCGGGGTAGTGGTGCACCAGCGCGACGAGGGCGGCGGTGCCGACCACGAAGCTGCTGACCAGGCAGGCAGTGACGCGGTTGACGAGGTCGTTGTGCGGCGCGTCGGCACGCAGGGGCACGTAGCGCAGGCCCAGCCAGAAGGCGATGAGCGAGGCGACGACGGGCAGGGTGAGCAGGGCGAGCTTGTAGCCGGCGACGCTGCCGGCGGCGGTGGTGGTGGGTTCGGACATGGGGGCGGCTTTCAATCCCAGAGCTGGATGGTGTTGGTGGTGGCGGCGGGGGTTGTGGGCGGATCGGGCAGGGTGACGGCCTGGCCCAGGGGCAGGACGGGGCCGAGGGCGGCAAGGCCGGGATTCAAGGCATAGGCGGCCTCGGTGACGCCGGCGGTGGTGCCCAGGTGCCGCAGGCAAAGCAGGTCGAGGGTGTCGCCCTGGCGTGCGGTGACGGTCTGAGGCATGGCTAGATCAGCTCCACGGCGGTGCGGCTGAGGCCCAGGATGTCGCGGATGGCCCAGCGGGCGTCGCGGCGGTGCTGCTCGGCCTGCAGGTTGCGGGTGGCGTCTTCGTCGTCCTTGCGGGCGCGGCCGGTGCTGTCGTAGTCCGCATACCGCTCCAGCAGGTTGGCGTGCGCGAGGCTGTAGACGGCACGGCGAAAGCGCAGCACCTGCACGCTGGTGCTGTTGATGCTGGGGGCGGGCACGTCGGCCAGGGTGGCGTGGCCTTCCAGCTGCTGGACGGCGGCCCAGGCGATGAGTTCGGCCATGGTGTGGGCCAGGGCCTCGGTGGCGGCGTGCTGCAGGCGGGCGGCGTTGACGGTGCCGTCCAGGCGCTGGGTGTCGCGCAGCTCGGCCAAGTCGATGACGGGCCAGAAGGCATCGCCGGCCTGCAGGGTGCCGAGCGGGGCCGGGTCTTGCGGGGGCGTGGTGCGCACGAGGGGCGGGGCGGCGGCGATCAGGGACATGGCGGTGGGGGGAATAGGTGGGCGGTGGCCGCAGCGCGTTGCCGTGAAGGCTCAGCCTTTGGCGCAGCGCTGCGGGCCGCCCGGCACGTGGGGGTGCTCAGTGGCCGCGCGACTTGGCCGGGCCGCGCTTGGGGGTGCGGGGCCTGGGCGGGTCGGCGGGGTGTTCGGTGGAGGTGCTGCTGGCAGCGGGGGCCGCGGGCTTGGCGGCGCTGTCGGGCTGCAGTTGCGCGCTGGCCTGGCCCTTGGCCTCGGCTTCTGTCTGGGCCTGCAGGGCAGCGGCGCGGCGGGTGACGCGCTCGATGTCCTTCTTGACGCCGCTGTCGCTGGCGAGCTGCAGGGCGCGTTGCAGGTGCTCCTGCGCGACGGCCAGACGCTCGGGGCTGAGCGCGGCAAGGTCGGGGTCTTCGGCGGTCTGCACCTTGCCCAGGGCGGCATAGGCAATGGCCTTGTGCAGCTTGGCGCGGGCCTGGTCGGGCGCGTCGTGGCCGGTGGTCAGCTCCAGGGCGCGCATGAGCAGGCGGGCGGTGGTGGCCAGCTGCTCGGCGGGGCTCGCGCTGCTGTAGGGCGTGCCGACGAGGGCGGGCTTGCCGTCGTCGGTCTGGCCGACTTCGAGCGGGGCCCATTTGCCGGTGAGGTAGGCGGTGGAAAGCTCGTCGATGACGGCCACGGCGGGCGTGCGCTCGAACTGGTCGGGCAGGGTGAGGCCATGCGCGAGCACATAGGCGGCGATGTCGAGCGCGAGGGTGTAGGCGCCGGCGTCGATGGCCCACACCATGCAGGTGCTGAGCACGCGGTCCTGCGCGCCGGTGCCGCTGCGCAGGGCCTCGGCGATCCAGTCGAAGTAGGCGGGCAGCAGCTGGGCCTTGACCTCGCATTTGCGGGTGATGGACTGCAGGCCCTTGAGGTGGCGGCGGTCGGCGGCGAGCTTGGCCAGCATGAGCTGGTAGGCGTCGCCGGTGAGTTCGCCGTGCGGGTCTGCGGCGGCGGCCTGCTGCTGGGCTTTTTCCTGCAGCACGCGGGCGCGGTGGCGTTGGGCGGGGCTGAGCATGGCGGGCCGCGTCAGGCGTTGGCGATCTCGATCTTCTCGATGAGGGCGGCGCGGCCGTTGTCCTCGATCACGTAGGCGTCGTTCGAGCTTTCGAAGTTCTCGATCCGGTCGCGCTTGGGGTTCTCGATGACCATGCGGCGCCGGCCACCGGTCTGGTAGTAGCGCGACAGGTTGTCGAAGGTGGTGATGAGGATGGCGTTGTCGGGGAAGTAGGGCACGCTCGCGGCCTGCAGGCCGCCCACGCGCTTCTGGCTGATGACGACATCGGCGGCCAGCGTCTCGGTGGGCGCGTTGTTGGTGTTGACGAGCGGGAAGTACTTGTCGTGCAGCAGCTTGCGGCCCAGGATGGCCACGAGGCCGGGGTCTTGCTGGAACCACGGATCGAGCAGCGTGATGGCGTCGTAGACGGCGGCGTCGAGGTTCTTGTAGTCGGTGCCGGCGGCGCTGCCGATCTTGACCTTGCCGGGGGTCGAACCGCTGGCCATGACGTTCTCGGGCGCGTCTTCGCGCAGGTGCTGCAGCCAGCCCTTGTTGACGTCCTGCAGCAGGGGGTTCTGTGCCAGGTTGGTGTTGGCGGCAATGCTGGTGCCGTTGAAGCCGATGCACATGATGTCGAGCGCCTGCCGCTGCAGGATGGCGTTGGCCACGCGGGTCTGGAAGTCGGGGAACTTGGCCCAGGCGTCGAGCTTGGCGTAACCGATGTGCGTGTCGCTGTCGGTCTTGGTGCAGATGTAGCCGCGCTGGTCGAGCGTGGTGATGTCGCGGGTCTGGCGGTCGGCCTGGCTGGTGTCGGTGCGGCTGGCGGCGGGGCCGGACAGACCGAGGCCGAGCTTCGCGCCCTGCTGCTCGGTGACGCCCACCATGTTGATGCGGCCGAGGAAGTCGCTGGACTCCTGCATCTTGGTTTCGAGCTTCTGCTGGACCGAGGGGGCGACGGTGAAGGTCTTGGTGACGTCGTCGGCGTGGACGCCGTTGAGCTGGGCCAGGCGGGCCAGATAGGCGGAGAACAGGGGACGGGTGAGCTGGTGCATGTGCGTGCGTGCGGTGAGGGTTGCGGGTGTGCGCCGGGCAGGCTCAGAACTCGGTTTGCACCTGGCCGGCGCCGCCGGTGGCGGTGGGACGGCCGGGGTTGGCGGGGGTCTTGTCGAGCACGGCGAACTTCTCGCGCAGGGTCTTGACCTCGGCCTGCAGGGACTCGATGGCGCTGGTGTTGGCCTTGATGCCGGCGGCGGTGTGGTCGGCGTGCTCGGTGAAGGCGTCGCCGATCTTCTTGAAGCCTTCGGCCACCAGGCCGAAGCGCTCGTCGTCGGTCTTGGCCTTGCCGGTGAATCGCTCGATGGCGGCGGTGATGTTGGCCTTGAACTTGGCCAGGGCGCCGCTGTCGTCGTCGGCGCCTTCCAGCTCCAGGGTGAACTCCAGGGCCTCGCTGATGAGGTTCTCGGGGTGGGCCTTGCGCTGGGTGAAGGGGCTGGCGTTGGGGTGCTGGGCGGCGAAGGCGAGGGCTTCGGTGCCCAGGCTCGCGGGGTTGTCGGTGACGGCCAGGCCGACGAGGTAGGCCTTGCCGGTGTCGGCGAACTTGGGTGCCACCTCGATGCTGGTGTAGATCTTCTGGCGCTTCTTGCTGAGGGCCACCAGCTCGGGCGTAGGGTCGATCTGCGCGAAGAGGGCCAGCTTCTTGGCGCCGCCGATGTCGACCTCTTCGGTCTTGACGGCCAGCACGTCGCCATAGGCGCGGAAGGGGCTGTCGGGGAGGATGCCCTTGTAGTGCTCCAGGTTGACGCGCGCGCCGTAGGTGGCGGGGCTGTAGCTGGCGGCGATCTGCTCCAGCCAGGAGCGTTCGATGGTGCGGCCATCGGAGGTGGCGCCTTCGACGGCGACGCGGAAGAACTTGGATTTGGCGGCCATGTGCGGTGCGGTGTGTGGTGGCGTTTTGGATGGGTGGTCCCATGTTGGACGCCGTGCCGCGCACGTTCAACGCACGGCGTTGCGCCGTGTGCCGGGTAGAGATCGAAGGGCTGGAGATGCGGGGTTGCGGTAGGCACGCTAGGTGCCATGCACACACCACAGGGAGAGAGCACCGCGCGTCGCGCGAAGGGCTCCAGCATTGAGAAAGCCGCAGGGGCTGCGGTCGCGGCCGGGTCGGTGGCCGCCGCGCTGTCCGATCAGATTGCCACGGGCGGCAGCAATCCGCAAGGACGCCGCACGCATGCGCGCTTCCTCTACTTTCAGGGTTGGCGATGCAAGCAGATCGCGGAGTTTCTGCAGCTGCCGCCATCGACCGTTTATGGGTGGAAGGACGCCGAGCGCTGGGACGAGGCTGCGCCGCTGGAGCGCGTGAATGGCGCGCTGGAGATGCGGCTGGTGCAGCTGGTGTTGAAGGACCAGAAGACCGGCGGCGACTTCAAGGAGATCGACCTGCTGGGCCGCCAGTTGGAGCGCACGGCGCGCGTGGAGCGCTATCAGCACACGGGCAAGGAAGGCGACCTGAATCCGGCCATCGCCGAGCGCACCCGCGCGATGAACGCGGCGCCGCGCAAGCGGGGGCGCAACGAGTTCACGGCCGAGCAGTTGGAGCAGCTGGAGGCGCTGCTGCTGGAGCAGAACTATCCGTTCCATCAGACGTGGTACGAGAACCAGCGGCAGCGGCTGCGCATGCTGCTCAAGTCGCGGCAGATTGGGGCGACCTTCTACTTTGCGCACGAGGCGCTGCTGAGTGCGGCGAAGGAGGGGCGCAACAAGCTTTTCTTGAGCGCCTCGAAGGCGCAGGCGCATCAGTTCCGCAGCTACATCGTGGACTTCGCGAAGCAGGTGGGCGTGGAGCTGCGGGGGGAGAACATCAAGCTTTGGAACGGCGCGGAGTTGATCTTCCTGGGCACCAACGCGATGACCGCGCAAAGCTACCACGGGGACTTTTACTTCGATGAGTTCTTCTGGGTGCCGCGCTTCAAGGTCATCAACAAGCTGGCCAGCGCGATGGCGGCGCACAAGCATTGGCGGAAGACCTACTTCTCCACGCCGTCGGCGATGTCGCACGAGGCCTACCCGTTCTGGACGGGCGAGGACCGCAACAAGGGCAAGGCGAAGAAGGACCACGTGCGCATCGACACCAGCCACAAGGCCCTGAGCGGTGGCGTGCTGTGCGCGGATCGGAAGTGGCGGCACATCGTGACGGTGGCCGATGCGGCGGCGGCAGGCTTCGACCTGTTCGACATCGAAGAGCTGCGGCAGGAGTACACGGCCGAGGAGTTCGCCAATCTGTTCATGTGCGAGTTCATCGACGACAGCGCATCGCTGTTCAGCCTGGCGGAGATGCAGGCGTGCATGGTGGATTCGTGGGAGGAGTGGGCGGCGGACTTCAAGCCGCTGGCCCTGCGGCCCTTCGGGCACGAGCCCGTGGTGGTGGGCTATGACCCATCGGACACCGGCGACGCCGCGGCGCTGGTGGTGCTTGCGTTGCCCCGCGCTCCGGGCGATCCCTTCCGCGTGCTGCATCGCGAGCAGTTCAAAGGCGCCGACTTCGAGGCCCAGGCCGAGGCCATCCGGCGCGTGACCCAGCAATACAACGTGGTGCACATCGGCATCGATGCCACGGGCATGGGGGAGGGCGTCCACCAGATCGTGGCGAAGTTCTTCCCCAACGCGCGGGCCTACAAGTACAGCCCCGAGGTCAAGGCGCGCCTGGTGCTCAAGGCCAAGCAGGTCATCAGCAAGGGGCGCCTGCAGTTCGACGTGGGCATGACGGACCTGGCGGCGGCCTTCATGGCCATCCGCAAGACGTTGACGGCCAGCGGTCGCAGCGTGACCTACGACGCCGGCCGCTCGCAGGAGGCCGGCCACGCCGACCTGGCCTGGGCAACGATGCACGCGCTGGACTACGAAACCTTGGCCGGCGATGTCGTCGGCGGCCGTTCCTTCATGGAGATCTTCGAATGAGCAAACGACGTGCACGCCATGGCAGTGCCAGCATCACCAGCAGCAGCGCCGCGCGCGTCCTCTCGGCAGCCGCTGAGAGCGGGGCGCCGGCCGAGCCCGCTTCGCCAGCCGCGCCGGTGGCGTTCACCTTCGGCGACCCTGAACCTGTCTCGCGGCTGCGGCTCATGGACTACGTGGAGGCCATGTTCAATGGCCGGTGGTACGAGCCCCCGCTGCCGCTCGACGGCATGGCCCGGGCGTTTCGCGCGGCGCCGCATCACAGCAGCTCGATCTACCTCAAGCGCAACCTGCTGGTGTCGCTGTTCCAGCCGCATCCGCTGCTGTCGCGCAGCACCTTCGCGGCGTGGGTTCTGGATTTCCTGATCTTCGGCAACGCCTACCTCGAAGCGCCCCGCTCGATGATGGGCAGCGTGCTGGAGCTGCGCCGCAGCCTGGCGCTGTACACGCGGCGCGGGAAGGAAGAAGGGCAGTTCTTCTTCGTGCCCAGCTATCAGCAGGAGCACGAGTTTGCGCGCGGCTCGGTGTTCCAGCTGCAGGAGGATGACTTGGCCCAGGAGGTGTACGGTCTGCCCGAGTACCTGAGCGCGCTGCACGCCACTTGGCTAAACGAGGCGGCCACCGTCTTCCGCCGCCGCTACTACGAGAACGGCAGCCATGCGGGCTTCATCCTTTACCTCACGGACACCCAGCTGAGCAGCACCGACGCCGACGCCCTCAAGGAGGCATTGAAGAAGTCCAAGGGCCCAGGCAACTTTCGGAACCTCTGCCTGTATGCCCCAGGCGGCAAGCCCGAGGGCCTGAAGCTCATCCCGGTCAGCGAGGTTGCCGCCAAGGACGACTTCCTGTCCATCAAGAACGCCAGCCGAGACGACGTGCTGGCCGCCCACCGCGTGCCGCCTGGCCTGCTCGGCATCATCCCCAACAACACCGGCGGCTTCGGCAACGCCGGCGAGGCCGCGCAGATCTTCTTCCAGAACGAGATCGCCCCCCTCCAGCAGCGTCTCATGGCCGTCAACGACTGGCTCGGCCAGGAGGTGGTGCGCTTCGCGCCCTACGAGCTGCCCGCTGCCGCGTAG